GCGGACATGACCTTCGCGGTGCCGAGCGAGGCCAGTGCGCAATACGAGAGGGTGGAACCGTCGGGAAGTTGGATCGCGGCCATGTGGTGGGCCCTTTCAGATGGAAAAAGCCCGCGAGGCGGGCATTGATGAGGCCCCGCAAGGGGCAACGAAAAGGGCCGCCCCGTTGCCGGTGGCGGCCCTCTGTTCCGAAGGCGTCAGTCGCTAGTCAGCGAGCCAGACGCTGAAGTCCTGCCGTGCTCCGTGGAGCTTCACGGCCTGGTCGTAGGTCGCCGTCAGCGCACCGATGGCGGTGGCCTGCAGCGATGGGGTGCCGAGGATCTCGACCTCGATCGCGCGCATGAGTTGGTTCGCGCCGAGTCGCGTCGCGTCCCAGGTGTTGATCTGGATGCGGGCATTGCGCAGCCCGGGGTGGCCACCCTCGAGGAAGGACACCACCTGCCCGCCGATCTGCTGCCACGTCACGAAGGGCAGCGTCTGGCTCACGCCGACGGGCCGCAGATCCGGCCAGCAGCGGCCATCGCACAGCCCGCGCAGACGCTCGCCGATCGCTGCCTCGAAGCTCATTGCCACCCCGTGTTCGATTCGCGCAGCGCCTGCGTGTAGCGCTCGCGCATGGCTTCCAGGGCCTGCGTGCTGGTGGCATCCAGCGTCGGCCGGATGTACGGTGCCGCGGGGACGAAGACCGGAGCCGGCAGCGGCCGGTCCTTCAGCGTGACGAACTGGCCGTCGATCTTCACGACGGCGTACGGCTGCCAGTGCCCGAACTCGACGAGGTGCCAGTGCGGCGCCTTGCCCTTGTTCGGGCCGACGACGTAGACCTGCCGGCCGTCCGTCGACTTGCGTTCGAGGTGGAACTGGTAGATCGAGTCGCGCAGCACACCCTCGGCCACCGGCACGCGGGCGCGCATCTCGTCGTAGAACACCTGCGCGCCGGCCTGCGCCGCGGGCCGCAGCGCCTCCTCGGCGCCCTTGCCGAGCGCCTTTATCTTCTCGGCCAGCGACCCCCGGAACCGCGCCGAGACGAAGCCGTTCTTGCCGCGGTAGACCTTCTCGGTCACGCTGGCCACCTGTAGCGCCGGAAGGCGAACGAGTAGATCGACTCGCGGCCGGCCTGGATCTCGGCGTCGTTGCGCTCGAAGCACCGGAAGCCGTGCGCGTCCATCCAGCCGAGGAAGCCCTCCTCGGTCCAATAGGTGAGGTGCTCGCCGGGCCGGTAGTGGCGCGACAGCCGGATGGCGCCGAGCGCATAGACCAGCGGCAGGCTGACGAACAGCCAGGCATGCAGCTGGATGTGCCGCAGGTACTGCTCCGGGTCGTGCAGGTGCTCGATCACGTCCCACATGGTCACGCCCGCGAAGCCGTCGAAAGACGCGGCCCAGCGGCCGGTGGTCTTCAGCCAGTCCACGGCCACCGGGTTGACATCGCGGCCCCAGGTGTTCGGCCGGCGCCGGATGAACTCGCCCGAGCCGATGCCGATGTCGAGCACCGGGGCGGCGCCGATGTGCCGCTCGACCAATGAGACCCGCGCCGCGTTGATGGCGTCGACCATCGCGGCCGGGTGGCTGCCGGTGCGCTCGAAGTAGGCCGCGTCATACGCCACGCCGTGCGCCCGGTCGAGCTGGTAGGCCAGCCCGTGCTCGCGGCACAGCATCAGGTCGCCGTCTTGCTCGGCCGGCATCGCAGCGATGAGGCGGCAGAGGCTGTTCACGCCGCCCCCACGCCTCCGGCCTGCCAGTAGGCCAGGCAGTCGAACTGCGCTCGCAGGATCTCGTTCTGCGGCAGCGCGTTCACCAGGTTCCACACCGCCGGCTGCAGCGGCCAGTACTCGTGCAGCAGCACGCGTCCGCAGCGCTTGACCAGAGCGAAGTCGGTGTGCGTGTCGTTCAGGTGGTCGCCGTCCTGGTAGCAGAAGTCGAAGTCCAGGTCGCGGATCAACCGGGCCTTCTCCTCGTTGCTCGCGCAGTCGAAGAAGCGGATGTTCGTGATGCCGAGCGCCTTGACGATGTCGTGCTTCAGCAGCTCGGCCGGCTTGTCGTCGACGCTCACGCAGACCACGCGGTCGAAGTACTGGGCGAGCACGATGGCCGACATGCCGTTGTAGGTGCCGACCTCGAGGCAGGTCATGCGGCGCTTCGGCAGCTGCGCGTGCACGCGGCGCAGGAAGGCCTCGAACTCCATCATGATCGAGCAGCGGCGGAAGGCCTCCGCGCCGAACTGCTGCAGAACCTGGTTCAGCGCCGGGTTCGCAAGCGCACCGTGGCGCACATCACCGATCACCTTTTCAGCCACGCTCACTCCTTGAATCCGACGACGGAGAACGACCAGCACAGGTCGCGCTCGCTGTTGATGACGTTCACGAAGCCGAGGTCGCGCACGATGCGCGCCATGTCGGCCGGCCAGAAGGCGTGCAGGTGCTTCGCGCAGTTGCGCGGCAGCCAGTAGGTCATGTCCGGGTGCGGCAGGTAGAGGAACAGCACGCCGCCGGGCCGCAGCCGGTCGCGCCAGTGCGCCAGTGCCGCGATCGGGTCGGCCAGGTGCTCGAGGCAGTGCGACGAGAACACGAAGTCGAACGGCCCGGGCGGCAGGCGCATCGCGTCGCCGCCGTCCTTCGCCTCCACCGGGACCGCACCCGGGAAGGGCCAGCGCCCGGCGCCGACGTCGACCCCGTTGCCGCGGCAGAAGTGCACCGCCGCCGGCAGGATGAAGCGCATCGCCCCACCCTCGCGGATGTACGTCGGGAACTGCTGCCCCTCGTACTCGAACGTCCTCACCTCCACGGCCGGCCCTCCAGCACGTTGGCCAGCGCCTTGTCGACGCTGATCGGGTGCTTGTCCATGTTCCACCGCAGCCATGCCGCTTCGACCTGCGGCAGGTGGCCGATGGGGTCATCCGGCCGGCCCGGGTTCCAGCGGTCGGAGACGTTGTGCCGCCCGGACGTGAAGAAGTCGAAGCCGGTCATGTAGACGCTGGCCGGCGAGTAGGTCAGCACATCCAGCAGCGCCGCGAAGCCGGTGGTCGGCACGTGGCCGCCGAGCAGGCGCACGTGCGCGAGGAACTCCTCGACGGTGGGCACGTAGGTCGCGCAGAACCACCATTCCGCCCGCGCCTCGAAGATGTAGCGGAAGTCGACACCGTGCGGCTTGTGCATGCGCTCGTGCCACCGCGACTCCATCGCCTTCGCGTTCGGGCATTTGCACATGCAGAGCGTGACGCCTTCGCGCTTCAGTTCGGCGCGGCTCTTCTTGATCGACTGCCCATAGAACGAGTAATGCACGTCCGTCCGGTGCCCGGTGGTCTCGTCGATCAGCTTGTGGTTGTTCACCCTGATCACCACGTCGTGCGAGTCCACGAAGCCGGGCTCGTTGCCCAGCACGCCGGGCCCGCTGCCGACCAGTGCGATGCGCTTGCCGGCCAGGCGCTCGGAGACGGCTGCGCGGTCAACGAACACCGAGCACCTCCACGTCGATCACCGCGCGCGATGTCGCCTTGTGCAGCACCTTGGCCGGCGTGATCGAACTGATGAACGGCTGCCCATCGTCGGGCCCGCGGCGCGACCAGACGAAGGTCGCGGGCTTGTCCAGCGACTCGGCCAGCGGCACCAGGAAGCTCACGTAGCCCAGGCATCGGTCGGCGACCGACACCGCGTCGATGGTCTCGGCGACCGTGGTGCGGTTCGCCAGGTCCAGGTCGATGCCGCGGAACGCGAACAGCGGCCGGCCGGCGCCGATCTGCACGATGCGATGCGTGGCGCGCGCCTCGTCGATCAGCACCTGCAGCGCCCGGCAGTCCGGGAGGAGCGTCTTCCCGAAGCCGTCCGTGCGGCCCATCGGCGTGCGCGGCATCTGCACGATCAGCACCGGGCGCCCGTCCTTCTGCACCTCGTCGACCAGCGCCGGGTTCGTCACCGTCCAGTCGAGGCGCAGTTCCGCATCGCCTTCGATCCCCGCGCGCTGGCAGACGTCCTGGAATTGCGTCGTGTCCAGGCGCCGCTTGCCCATCACGTAGTGCGCGACGATGTCGACGCGGCGGGTGAACGGGAACACCTCCACGCGGTCGCCCAGCGGCCGGAACACGTCGGGCCAGTCGGAGGCGATCCGCATGCGCAGCCCGCCGCGCATCAACAGATGGCGCACCGCGGCCTGCAGGTAGAGCGAGTCGCCGAACCCGCGCCCGCACCGGATGCTCTTCAAAGTGCGGCCTCCAGGTCGACGCGCGGGAAGCAGGTGAGCGCCGTCTCGCGCGTGGCGTTGACCACCGGCACGCGGCGAGCCTCGGCGAACTTCGCGACCTTCGCGAACAGTTTCGGCCAGCCGGGCATCGAGTGCGCGTTGCCGAGCGTCCGCGGATGGTCGCCGTGCCAGTGCGTGCGGCCCCCGGTCTTCTGGCAGTCGTAGCCCAGCATCACCACCCGCGACGCGCCCGTGGCGATGGCCAGCGAGATCGCGGCCGTGCCGCTGTTGCCGAACGAGTCGATCCAGTCCTCGCGGTGCAGCGTCGTCTCCACGCCCCACCGCGCCGCCGCACCCTTCGGGCAGAAGGTCAGCGTGCGGCCGGTGAACGTCTCGCGCACCTCGCGCGAGTGCACCTGCCACCAGCGGCAGTCGAACGCGACCAGCGCGTCGGCCCACGGGCACATGCGGAAGGTCGTGTTCGTGACGATGGTCGGGTGCCCACTCGCGCGCACCGTCTCCGCGTCCTCCTCGGTCAGCGACGGGCCGCTGGCGATGCAGACGACGGTGCGGCCGATCCATCGACCCTCCCAGTCAGCCCGTGCGGGCATCCGCGCCACTCGAGCACATCAGCGTGATCCAGCGGATCCCGCTCGTGTTGTCCGGCACCACCGCCTCGATGGTGTAGACCGTGGCGCGGTGCACCGCCCGCATGTCCAGCGCCACGATGTCGGGCCGGTAGCGCATGCGGATCCGCGTCGTGATCTTCGACTGCACCGTCGCCGCCGCGATGAGCTCGCCACCGGACAGCGGCAGGATCTCCGCTGGCAGGGCCGGGCAGATCGGCGTCCACGTCTGCGTGCGCACGCCGTCGGAGTCGTCGGCCGTCTCCACGCGCTCGATCGTCACGCGGTGGCGCAGGCGGCCAGGGTTCACGCCATCCCCAGGCGCACGCGCCGCGGACGCAGCAGGGCCTGCACACCCAGCGGCAGGCTGGACATCGCCTTCTCGGTGCTCTCGCTGCGGTTCTCGTACAGGTGCCCGATGACCAGCAGCATGGCCGAGCGGAACACGGCCGGCAGCGGTTCAGCGCCGTCGGTGGTGTCGCCGTAGCCGGCCAGGTAGCGGACCTTCACCGCGTTCGGCGCGCTGGTGACGCTCGGCCACGCCGTCACCGGCTTGAGGCAGTGCGGCACCGAGTAGTCGTCGAGCACGTACTCGTCGGCGTCCATCTCGCTGTCGGAGTCGTCTCCCCAGGAGACCGAGGTCACGTCGATGACCGGACCCATCGGCAGCACGATGGCCGCGCCGTCGTCCGGGAAGGTGTCGAGCGCGATCTCCAGCGTGCGCACCGCCAGCGACAGGCCGAGGAAGTCCTCGCAGTGCTCGCGCGCCGTCTGGATCCACGCCTCGATCATCTCGTCGTCGGTCGCGTCGAGCTCGGTGTCGCCGTAGCGCGCCGCCTCGAGGTGCGCGCGGGCATCGTCCACGGTGATCGGCTCTTCGCTGGGGGCGAGGATCGTCTTCGGGGCGGTCATCGCGTGCCCTTCACGGCCAGCTGCCAGTGGTCGCCCGGCGGGTGCTGGTCGGTGTCCGAGCGGCAGATGTAGATCGAGCCGCCCCATGTGTAAGCGTCGCCGGCCTTGAAGCCCGTCTGGCCGCTCTTCACGGTCCCGCGGTACAGCGGCAGCCCGTCGAGCGGCAGTTCGCGCACGAGCTCGCCGTCCTTCAGCTTGAAGGTCAGCGCGATGGTGCGACCATCCTTGATGGAGAGGCCGATGTCCTCCGGCGAGATCCCGTCGCGGCCATCGGTGCCCGGCCGGCCGTCGCGCCCATCCTCGCCGCGCTCGCCAGGCCGGCCCGGGAGCCCATCGCGGCCGGCGGGTACGAGTAGCGCTGTGCGCGCGATCCACTCGGCCGAGACCGCTTCCAGGCGCGAGACGACGGCCTTCTCGATCAGGCCCGGCAGCGCTTCGGCCACCGCGCGCTCGACGCAGGCGCGCACGTGCTCCGGGTCAGCGTCCCGGCCGTCGCGCCCGGGGTCGCCCTTCTCGCCCTGCTGGCCGGGCTCACCATTGTCGCCCGGGCGGCCGGGTTCGCCATCCTTCCCCGGTGCGCCGTCTTTGCCGTTGAGGCCATTCGCGCCATCCCGACCCGGTGCCCCGTCCTTCCCTGCAGGCCCAGGCTCGCCATCCTTGCCCGGCTGGCCGTCGACCCCGTCGCGCCCGGCCGGAGCCGGCGGCAGCGCGGCCACAGCCTCGCGCACCATGCCGCGCACCACATCAGGGTCGACGCTCGCGCCATCACGCCCGTCGCGGCCGTCCTTCGGCACCGGCAGCGCGGCCAAGGCGCGCACGACAGCGGCATCCAGCACGGCCGGGTCGGCGTCCTTCCCGTCGCGGCCATCCTTGCCGTCGCGGCCGTCTCGGGGAGCCGGGATCGCCTCCAGCGCCTTCGTGACGCTGTCCAGCACGTTGCGCGCGATGGCGTCTGTGTCGATCTCGCGCTGGCCCGCGCGCCAGTCCTCGAGGGAGCGCAGTCGCGCGAGCAGCGGCGTCACGGTGCGTTGCAGGTACTCCTGCGCCGGCCCGACGACCACCTCAGCGAGCTTCGAGATGTCCATGTTCGATGGTGCTCAGTTGGTCAGTGGGGCGGCGCGTTGCCGTCGATGCAGCACGCCAGGAGGAGCAGGAGGTCGTCCTCCTCGATGCGGCGTTCGCGCAGCAGCTCGCGCCAGTTAGGCGGCAGCACGAACGATGTCCCGCCGCCGCCTCCAGTCGGTGGCTCGGTTGCGCCGCCACGGCCAGCGAATGAGCCGTAGCGGGCGCCGGCATGCGCACCGAAGGCCCGCAGTTGCGTGAGGCGGCCGACCGGGTGGGAGCCAGCGCCGCCGCGACCCTCGAAACTGCCGTAGCGCCCGCCAGCGTGAGCCCCGAAGGCGCGGGCCTGGGTGAGCCTGTCGACAGGATGCGCCTCGACGGTCTTGCCGGCGAAAGAGCCATAGCGCCGCCCTGCGTGCGCTCCGAACGCACGGGCCTGGGTGAGAGCCACATCAGACGATGGTGAAGGTGTCGCCGCTGGCCGGAGTGCTCGTCAGGGCGGTGACGGTGAACGTCGGCGTGCTGCTGTTGCTGCTGGCCGTGATGTCGGTGGCCTGGCCGCGCAGGGCCGCAGTCGCGGTGTCGATGTCGAAGATGATGATCCGGCCCTTGAACTGGTCGGCAGCGGCGCCGGCAGGCGTGAGGGCCGAGGTCGGGATGCTGGTCGTCGAGGCGCCCGTCGTCACCGTGCCGCGGCACACCGTGCGCTCGCCGCGGATGTCTGCGGCGGCCGCATCGGTGGCGATGTCGCCCAGCTGGGTGTCGAGGTCCGCGGACGCGAGGCCCACCGCTGCACGGATCGTGGCGTCCAGATCCAGCGTCGTGCTGTCCTCGTCGATGGCGGTCAGGGTGCGCGTGCTCTCGGACCACACCGCGGCCGCGATCGTCGCCGCCGATGGGGTGTCCACGGCGGCCAGGATGGCGGCGACCTCCGTGTCGATGTAGCCGGCGATCGTCGACAGCGTGCTGTTCACCGTCGAGAACGAGGCGGCGATGTCGCTGGCGTCAGCCGGGTCACTCGGCAGGTTGTCCGTCTTCGCCTTGATCGCGGCCACCTCGGTGTCGAGGTAGTCGTCGATCGCGGTGAGCTGGGTGTCGAGGTTCGCGCTGGCCAGGCCGACAGCGCTGCGGGTGCCGGCAGCATCCAGCGGCGCGGTGTAGCTGGCCGCGGCCAGCCGCGTGCTGGTGGCCACGTCGATGCGCGCCAGCTCGGTGGCGAGCTCGGTGCGCACGGCAGTGGCGATCTCGGCCGTGGCGGTGGCGGCCAGCTCGGCGGACGTGATCGCGTCGGTGGCGATGGCTGCGGCGTCGATGGCGCCGGCGGCGAAGGATGCCGCCACGATGCCGCCGGTGGCCACCGAGCCGATCGACCCGGCGACGTTGCCCCCCACGTTGCCCGTGACGCTGGCCACCGAGCCGCCGACGCTGCCGGTGACGCTGCCCACCGCACCGCTGACGCTGGCCACCGCCTGGCTGGTGCTGATGGTGGTGCCGCTGAGGTTAAGCGACGTGGTCGGGCTGCCGACGTTGGCCCAGTCGAGACCCGCCTCGCCGCCGGCGCTGACATCGAGCGTGCGGCCCGCGGTGGTGGGCTTCAGAGCGCTGTTCTTGCGGATGGTGAAGCTGGCGACAACGCTGCCGACGACCGAGACGCCGTCCACGGTGCCGGTGGTGATGACGATGTCGAAGAACGAACCGGCGGCGTAGAAGGAACCGTCGGCACTGGTGTCGATGGCGAAGTGGTTGAGGCCGGTGACGCTGTCGAAGTCCGCTGTCAGCGTCACGCCGGTGGTGCTCTGCGTGGTGCTGTTGTCCTTGTAGACGCTGAGCGCCGGCGTGCCGCCGAGCGTGAACGAGGCGCCGGTGCTTGGCCGGTAGGTGGTGAACTTGCCGTAGATGACGGCCGCTGCGTCGAAGTCGCCGAGGTGGGCCATCAGTGCACCACGAGAGGTTGAGCTGCGGCGCCGCCGCGGCCGGCCAGCGGGTTGAAGACGTAGGCCGCAACAGCTGCTGATGCGCTGGGAAAACTGGGGCGAGCAAACACATGCCAGGGGTCCATCAGGAACGCGTACCCGCAGGCCTGCGGCAGAAAGCTCAGCGCAAGCCCCGCCAGGAACAACGGCGAGCTCATGCTGTTGGAGCCATCCGTACGGCCACCAACCGTGTACGTTCCATCGCCCGCGCTTGCAGTGTTGGTGTTTGTCCCCGAAATGCTGGCAATCAGGCCGGTGCGCAGGCTGCGCTTCATCAGCCAGTACACATCCGAAACTTCATCGTGGGAGCCAATGAATGCGACCGGCTCACCATCCGTAAGACTGAGACTCGCATAGTCGACGACACCAGGCTTGGATAACGTCAGTCGGTTGCCTGTGTCGACCTTGATCATCTGGCCGCCACTTGCGCTGCCGCTGCTCATGATGAGGAGCTGGTTTGTACCGGCCGCGTCCGGTTTTATGACGCCGAAGAAGGTTACCTTCGTGGCAGCGGTCGGGCGGTTTGTCCAGTTGATGTAGGAAGCTGTTGAAGTGCCGAGTGAGATGCCTACGCCTGGAATGTCCCGAGTTACTGTGTAGTTCGCCGGCACTCCAACCGTTGCGATCTGCCCAGAGCTGCAGTCGACGACGGGCGCCGCCCCGTTGACCAGCAGCCGGAGATCCCGGAACAGATGCGTCAGCGGACCGGGCTCGCAAGGGCCGGGCGGCTGATCTGCCCAGAAATGGTGTGACGTGCGCGCGGTCATCTCCGTCAGGTCGTGATGCCGATGTACTTGAGGCCGTTCGTGTTGACCGCGTTGTTGCGACTGTTCACTCCCGTGTTGTGAGCCGCAAAGAACCCCCAGAAGGGCGGCAGCACCTTCCACCCCATGCGAGCGCACACGCTTGGGCACACGATCGGGTATGCAATGTCGCTGGTCGTGGCCAACACCGTGATGATCGCCAGCGGTTTGAACGATGCAAGCACGCCTGTGTTGGTAATAGTTTCGGCCGAGTCGGTGCCGTCAAGCACGTCGATTGCGGTCGTCGCAAGCGACTGGTGGGCGCCCCACCCGAACAGAATGATGTTCGTGCCCGCAGTTGGCGTGGTGCCCACGCTGAGGTTTCCCTGCAGGATCGCGTCCTCGTACTTATTGCTCGTGTTGTCAATCTCCGAGCACTCGCGGCCAGCAACAAACGTGCTTGAAGACGCGATATTTGCAAAGTTAAAGGTGATCGTGGTCGGCGAGCTGTAGGTGATCGGCATGTCGACCGCTCATTCAGGGCAGGTTTCGGGCCGACTCCACGTCGGTGGGAGTGACGGCGCCCTCGAAGCCCATCACACGCGCCGTGACCGAGCCTGTGGTGTCGCTGCCGCTCGAGGGCGTCGCGAGGATCTTCTCGGCTTCGGTGGCGTTGCGGGTGCAGGCGGTCAGCACTGTCACCCCGCTGGCACCACCCGGAGACGTGTTGGCCCCGCTGGCGCCACTGGGCACCTGGATGACCGCATCGCGCAGGCCGCCGCGGACGTTGGGCAGCGATGTGTTCACGGACTCGCGGCCCTGCGTCATGATCTGCAGGTTCATCTGCTTGACCTGGATTATCAGCAGTCGCGCCACGCGACGGGTGATCGCGGGGTCGGTGTCCGCCTCGCTGATGGTTTCGCTCGGGGTGTAGACGGCCCAGTTGATCGCGTCGGAGATGGCCGCCGTCGAGCAGTTGGTGCGCCACACGGAGAAGGTGGGCGACGCCGGCTGATTCAGCGCAGCCGCCAGGGCGTAGTGGCCGTCGGACGTGGTCGGGTACGCGGACCAGGTGGGGTTCGCGACGATCGCGGACTTGAGCGCGGCGAGCTGCGCCGGGCTGAGCGCGGCATGGGCCAGCGTGCTGATGCACAGCGCAAGGGCTGCGAGGATGAGGGTGCGGATCATGGTTGCGGCTCTCCTTGTCAGGCAGCGCGGCGGAACACCGCGCCGGTCATGTAGTCCAGGTCGTCGCGCGTGGGCACGATCTCGACGGCCATCGTCGGGAACGTCACCAGCACGCGCTCGGTGAGGTGCTTCACGTCGTCGCGCTCGAAGGCGGCCGACAGCGGCATCTGCGGTTCGGCGGCGGGTCCAGGGACGCCCTGCGGCCCCTGCATTCCGCGCTGCCCGTCCGGACCCTGCGGGCCACGCTCGCCACGCGCGCCGCGCAGCGAGTCGAGCCACTGCCGGCGCGTGCCGCTGAAGCCCTCG